AAATCCTGGGAAGGTATTCAAGCTTCTCTGGCTCAAGCTGATGCAGCAGGTGCAAGTACTCGTCCTCGTATAGCAGTTATGATGGCACAAGTAGTTGTATTTACTGTATTGGCTTTCGTTAGTGTTTGGGTAGTAGCAATCTATCAAGAAGATGTAAACACTTTAAAATTAATTAATAATTCCTGGGGAACAATACTCGCAGTTATTGCTACACCAACTGCATTATTACGTTCCTACTTTGGTATGCGTACAAAGGAGAAGCAATCACGTTATGCAGCTGCTTCTGGTAATGAAATGACAGGTGCCCTTACTGGCATCATTAAAGCATTTAAGGGGAAATAATTATGCCTGCAGGAATTGGATATGCTGATAGTTCTACCAAAACGAAAAATGGTAATAATAAGAAGAAAAAAACAACTAAAGTTTCTGGTGTTAAATCATCATTAGAAGCACTTGGACGATTACTATTTAAATCAGGACAAGCAAGCCAGAAACATAAATTAATTAAAGATAGTGGTAAACGAACTCAAGAAGCATTAGATAAAATTTTAAAGACGAAAAAACGTCAAACATAGAGGTACTTACTATGACAATCGTAGACTCGAAAAAAGTTGCAGGATTCTTTGGTGATCTTAGAACTATTTGGTTAGGACTAGGTATGCTAATTGTAGGTGCAGCCTGGGCAGGAGATCTACGATGGTTAACAGTAGCTGATGCTGAAATGATTCCAATACAAATTAAAGTAGACGCATTAAGTGAAGATATTGAGGAATTAGCAGTTAAAAAGAAATATGTCAAAGATGTAGATAAACGTAATGAAATTGATGACATGATTTTATACAAGAAAGAAAAGCGCGAAGCATTAGTTCAAAAACATTCGATTAAATAAGTAGGAGACTGCAATGCCAAATATAGACAAGACTTTACTAAATGCTGCTGATTCAACAGGAGCTGGTAGTGCATTTAATATGCATAGAGATGCTGATTATGATGTGACTAAAAACTCACAAAAAATGAATGGGCAAGTAACTATTACTGATACTGGAGCAGCAACTCAGATTACGGTTGCTATTGAAGGTACATTGGATGGAACTAATTGGTTTACCATTTTAGTTCAAGATGTCACATTAGCTGGTGGTAAATGCTTACTTCCAAATATAAATCTTAGACAGATTCGTGCTAATTTATTGACATTAACAGCAGGTACTGCTCCAACAGTTACTGTAATTTTAAATACCAATTTTAAATAATTACTTAAACGGGAATAGTCATGGCTACGAAAGAACCGTCATATAAATTAGATCATGAGGAGCCTTTTGAAGTAAGGGCTGATCAAAGTAATACTGGTGATTTAAAAAAGTTTACTAATTGGGAAAATGAACCTCCTTTAAGAGTATTAAAGCAGGATTATCAGGATGCTAATTCTTCTCATCAGTCACAAGTAACTAAGATTAATATCTGGTTAGATAATCTAAATATTACTGGTGCTGCTAAGATCAAAAAGAAAGATAGCAGGTCTTCTATTGTTCCTAAGTTAATTCGTAAACAAGCTGAGTGGCGGTATGCTTCTCTTAGTGAACCATTCTTAAGTACTAATGATTTATTTAATACAGATCCTGTTACATATGAAGACAAAGATGCAGCCATTCAAAATGGATTAGTATTAAATAACCAGTTTAATACTAAATTACAAAAAATTAAATTTGTTGATGAATATGTACGTACAGCTGTTGATGAAGGAACAGTAGTTGTAAAAGTTGGTTGGGATTATGAAGAAGAAGTAAATGAAGTTGAAGTTATTGACTATGAGTTAGAACCTTCAGATGATCCAACAGAAATTGCTGCATTCCAACAATTACATCAATTGATGCAAACAAATCCAAAAGAGTTTGCAAAAACAGATCCAAAAGAACAAGAGATTCATTTAGCTTCTATGCAAGCAGGTGCTCCACTTGTAGAAGTTCAAATTGGATCACACATGGAAGAAGAAGTAACTGTTCTTAAGAATCAACCAACATTAGAAGTAGTTGATTATAATAATGTAATTATTGATCCTACTTGTCAGGGAGATCTATCTAAAGCCAACTTCGTAATATATAGTTTTGAAACTTCATTGGCTGAATTAGAACGTGATGGTAAGTATAAAAATCTGGATCAAATTAATGTAACAAACTCTTCTCTCCTGGCTGAATCTGATCATGAAACTAAAGATGATTCGGCATTTAATTTCTCAGATAAACCCCGTAAAAAATTCATTGCTTATGAGTATTGGGGTTTCTATGATATCCACAATGATGGTGTGGTTGTTCCTTTTGTGGCTACCTGGGCTGGCGATACCATGATCCGTATGGAAGAAAATCCTTATCCAGATGGGGAATTGCCATTTGTATCTGCTCAATATTTACCTGTACGAAAATCAATCTATGGTGAACCTGATGGAGAACTTCTGGAAGATAACCAGAAAGTAGTAGGAGCTGTTACCAGAGGTATGATTGATCTCATGGGTAGATCTGCTAATGGGCAGGTGGGTATCCGTAAAGATATGTTAGATGTCACCAATAAGCGAAAATTTGATCGTGGCCTGGATTATGAATTCAATGCCCAGGTAGACCCCAGACAAGGTGTACATGAACATACTTTCCCTGAGATTCCTAGAAGTGCTGAATTCATGTTAAATCAGCAACATGATGAAGCTGAGAGCCTCACAGGTGTTAAAGCCTTCCATAGTGGCATCTCAGGTCAAGCGTTAGGGGCAACTGCTACGGGTATTAGAAGTGCGTTAGATGCGACTTCTAAACGAGAATTAGGCATTTTGAGAAGATTATCTCAGGGAATCAAAGATATTGGTCGAAAAATAATCAGTATGAATGCTGTTTTCTTGACAGATGGAGAAGTTATACGTATTACTAATGAAGAGTTTATTGAAGTAAATCAAGACGATTTAGCAGGAAACTTTGATTTAACTTTAACTATTAGTACTGCAGAGGCAGATAACGAGAAAGCGCAGGAATTGGCATTTATGTTACAGACTATGGGTAATAACATGGATATAAACATGTCAAAAATTATTTTGACTGATATAGCCAGATTACGCAAAATGCCTGAATTAGCTAAGGAAATTGAGAACTTTGAGCCTCAACCTAATCCTTTAGCACAAGAAAAAGCACAGTTAGAAGTAGAACTGCTTAAGGCTCAGATTGCCAATGAAGCAGCTAAGGCTAAGGAAAATGAGGTAGATGTTGGCCTCAAGACTGCGAAAACTCAGACAGAACTTTCGAAGAGTCGCAACCTGGATAGTAAGTCAGATAAAGAAGATTTGGATTTCTTGGAGCAGGAATCTGGTGTTAATCGACAGCATGATATGAACAAATTAGATCATAAACGAGGTAGTGATCTTGATCTAAAAGCTGCTGATCAATTATTAGCTCCTGAACCCAAGGATGAAGGAAGTGAGCAAGGGATTGCTCCATCTAGTGTTTCGGCACTATAATTAGCTATTATTAATATAACTCAACTCTTTAAGAGGACACGAGAAAATGAGCAATCAACAAGACCTAGAACAAGTAGAGCTTACTATTGAGCAAGCACACTTTAGTATTGACCAAATGAAAGCTGTGCAGACCTTAGCAAAGAATACTGACTTTAAAGCTATTATTGAAGAAGGGTACTTCAAGAAAGAAGCCAGTAGATTAGTATTACTTCGTGCTGATCCTGCTATGCAAGATGAGTTCTCTCGTAAAACTATCGATGATCAGATAACTGCAATTGGCTACTTCCGCCACTATCTAACAACAATTAATCAATTAGGACGTATGGCTGAAGGTGCTCTTTCAGCTGATGAAGCTACTCGCCAGGAACTTTTAGAGGAGGGACTCTAAAATGAGCGCATCAGCTAAAGAAATGGAAGATGAACTGGACGATAAAAAAACAGAAGAAGAAAGTTCTGCGAATCCATTAGAAGTATCAGATGATGATTTTGATAATTTGTCTTTAGAAGATCTCGAAGGATCTTCTGATAGTGATGATGATGATAATGATAAAGATGGGGATGATGGAGAAGAGGATAACGATGACACATCAGATGATGACGAGGATGATGATTCGAAATCTGATGACGATTCTGACGACACTGATTCTGATGATGATGATTCAGATGATAGTGATGGAACAGAAGATGACCAAACAGAAGAAGATTCCGAAGAAGGAGACACTACTGGTTCAAAGCAGGCAGACCCTCATGCCGAATCTCAAAAAACAAAAGGCAAAAAAACTGAAGACACAAAAACTGAAAAGACAGAAACTTCAGATGAAGGCATAGACTACAAGGCTGAATATTTAAAATTAGTAGCTCCATTTAGAGCTAATAATAAAAGTATGCAGGTAGAAAATGTCGATGATGCAAGAACTCTTATGCAAATGGGAGCCAATTATAATAAGAAGATGGCTGGGCTTAAACCTAGTTTGAAACTTGTTAAAATGCTCGAGAATAATGATCTACTTGATGAAGGTAAATTAAGTTATTTAATTGATCTTCATAAGCAAGATCCTGAAGCTATCCAGAAACTTATCAAGGACAGCGGATTAGATCCGATGGAAATTGATACAAAAAAGGATAGTAATTATAAGTCCAATACTTACACTGTAAATGATAAAGAGGTTGAACTAGATGGGGTACTTGACGAGATCAAGGACACACCTTCATTTAATCAAACTATCGAAATCATAGGCAACAAGTGGGATGAAGAAAGTAAGCAAATTTTATTAGATCAACCGGATATTATTAAAGTTATCAATGAACATGTAGACACTGGTATCTATACCAAGATCGAATCAGTGGTTGAAAGGGAACGCATGTTAGGACGACTTATTGGTTTAAATGATTTGGAGGCTTATAAACAAATAGGCGATGTAATTAATGCTTCAGGTGGATTTAATCCTCCTGATAATAATAGTACTACTACATCTGGTAAGACCACTTCAAAATCAAAGTCTAAAAAATCTGCTGATCCTAAGATCCGTCAGCGTAAAAAAGCTGCTGGGTTAACTAAAGCCGCTCCTAGCAAAAAGGGAAATGATTTTGATCCCTTATCTATGTCAGACGAAGAGTTTGAAAAGATTGCTGGGAGTAAATTTATATAAATTTACAGCAAAGGTAAAAGACTATGGCTATTTATAATGATCCTGAAATACCAGCTGGTTCCAATGAATCTACTATTGGTCCTCAGCTTCGTGTCGACTACTATCAGAAAAAGGCACTGATAGAAGCCAAGAAAGAACAGTATTTTTCTCAATTGGCTGATGTAACGGCTATGCCTAAAAATATGGGTAAGAAGATTAAGCGTTATCATTATCTTCCTCTGCTCGATGATGCAAATATCAATGACCAAGGTATTGATGCTTCTGGTGCTTCTGTTAACCAGCGTGTATCGATTCCTGTTACAACCTCCGATGGTAGTATCCCTATTGGTTCACCATTTTATGCATATAGCGTTGGTCAAACTCGTTATATCACTGGTGAAGGTGCTACTGCTGCTGCTGCTGCAGATGCAGCTATTGCTTCTTTCAACCTTTGGGCTGAAGAAGCAACTTCAGGTGGTGGTCTTGGTCTAACCCTGGTTGGTACTACAGAAGATCTGAAGTTTGCTGATGCAATTAACAGCTCAGATGGTCTTGCTTATGCTCTCGGTTATCGGTTTGGTGCACACGAAGATGCAACAACCATTGACGCATTAGCAGTCGCTGAGTCTGGTAATCTGTATGGCTCTTCTAAAGACGTTGGTACTATTACTGGTAAGCTACCTAGCCTGTCAGAAACTGGTGGTCGTGTTAACCGTGTTGGTTTCAAGCGTATTGAACTTGAAGGTACTATCGATAAGTTTGGTTTCTTCGATGAGTACACTCAGGAATCAATGGACTTTGATACTGATGCTGAGTTAGAAATGCACATCACTCGTGAAGCTGTTATGGGTGCTAACGAGATCACTGAAGATGCTCTTCAGATCGATCTGTTAAATGGTGCTGGTGTTATTCGTTATGCAGGTGCTGCTACCTCAACCGCTACGCTAAGTGGTGAAACAGGTGGTGTTACTGAAGTAACGTATACCGACCTAATGAAGCTTTCTATCGATCTGGACAACAACCGTTGTCCTAAAAATACGAAGATCATTTCTGGTTCTCGTATGATTGATACAAAGACCATTGATGCTGCTCGCTACATGTATGTTGGTTCTGAGTTGATTCCTACCCTTCGCGGTATGGTAGATCTACACGATAATCCAGCATTCATTCAAGTACAGCAGTATGCTAACGCTGGTAATGTAGCAGTTGGTGAAATTGGTTCAGTTGATCAGTTCCGTGTCATTGTTGTTCCTGAAATGATGCATTGGGATGATGCAGGTGCTGCAGTTACTACTAACGATGGTTATCGTGAAAGTGGTGGTAATTACAATGTGTATCCAATGCTGGTTGTGGGTTCTGGTTCTTTCACAACTATCGGCTTCCAAACCGATGGTAAAACTGTGAAGTTCAAGATTACTCACAAAAAGCCTGGTCCTGAAACTGCTGATAGTTACAACGATCCTTACGGGGAAATGGGTTTCTACAGCATTAAGTGGTACTACGGCACCATGATCTTACGTCCAGAACGTCTAGCTCTGGTTAAGACTGTTGCTCAATGGTAAGTAAGTAAGTAATTGGTAGCTACCCCGCTTGCGGGGTAGCTACCATTTTAATTTAAAGAGGCAATCACCCTCACTAAAAAGATGGAGAGAAAAATGACTGAAGAAAATACTCAAGAAGCAGCACCAGATGAATTACAGCTATTAAAAAATCGTGCTGATCAAATGGGACTTAAATATCATCCAAGTATTGGAATAGATAAATTGCGTGATAAAGTTAATCTTGCATTGAAGCAACAAGATGCACCAATACCAGAAGCAGAAAAACCAATTCCAGACAATGTAGCTCCTCTTGTTAAAACTCAAGCACAGAAAAATTCAGAAATGCGTAGAGAAGCTGGTCGGTTAATACGTGTTCGTGTTAATTGCATGAATCCAAATAAGAAAGATTACGAAGGTGAAATCTTTACAGTTAGTAACTCCGTTGTAGGCACATTTAAAAAATATGTACCTTATAATAACGAAGAAGGTTGGCATATTCCTAAGATGATTTATGATCACTTAATTGAACGTGAATGTCAGATCTTCTATACAACTAATGGTCCTCGTGGTGAGAAGATTCGTAAGGGCAAATTAATTAAAGAATTTGCAATTGAAGTACTTGACCCATTGACTGGAGAAGAGCTTCAAAAATTAGCTCAACGCCAAGCAATGGCAAATAACTTAGATTAATCATAAATAACCCTAGGTAAACATTATGGCTGATATCACATTAGAACAATTGACCACTGGAGTTGTCACGGGGGATGGCGTCTTCGATAAGCTCATGGCTTCGGTCAATGCCCAGTTACTAGAACAATACAAACAAAACAGATTAACTGGGGCTGATTATGCCAATGTTTACCTAGGCTCTATGCAAAGTGCTATGTCTCAATCGGTAGCATTTTTACTTGGTGAACAAGCTGCAGATAAACAAGCAGATTTATTAGATCAACAAATCCTTCAAAGTATTGCTCAAACTAATTTGATTGAAGAACAGACTCAATCTGAAGATAAACAGAATGCGACTGATGGATTAATTGATAAACAGATTCTTGATTTAATTTCTCAGACTGCAACCAGGGATAATGAATCTGTTGAGAAAGTAAATGTATTACAAGAACAAGTTCTCAAAACAGAAGCTGAACAAAATTTAATTAATCAGAAAACTCTTACTGAAGAAGCTCAAACTGAAGATGTATTATCAAATGCTACTGTTGTCTTTACTCCGAAAGTTGTAGATGGTGAAGGTTATGAAATTACCCCTGCAGTTGGTCTAGGTGTTGTTGGTAAACAACAAGTATTATTTGCTAAGCAAACTGATGGATTCCAACGTGATGCTGAACAGAAAGCTACCAAGATTCTTATGGATAGTTACACGATCAGACGTTCAACAGACTCTGCAGAACTTCCACCAACTAAAGCAGAGAATACAGATATCGATCAGTTCATCGAACAATTGGCAATTGGTTCAAATGTTTCATTAACAGAATCATCATTCAATGTTGGTGGTACAGTATCGGGATTAACGACTACTGGATTAATACTTCAAGTTGCAATTGCTGGGGGAGATCCAACAGGTAACTTACCTATCAGTGCAGATGGTACATTTACCTTTTTGAATCCTTTCCTTGATGGGCAAACATATGAGGTTTCAATACTTAGTCAACCAGATAGTTTTACAGCTACACTTCAAGCTGAATCAGGAACAATTGATGCAGGCAATGTTACTAATGTAGTAGTTACTGTTGCATAGTATGCATTATGATTCATGTACAATTATCAAGAAATGCACCACTCATAAAAGAGATTCTAACGAGTCCAGAAATTTATGCAGTCATTTCAGATGATGCAGCACCTGATCCAAAGAAATTTAAACCTGATGTACATAAATCAATTCATATTATTGTATATGATGAAAAGACTCCTATTGGTCTAGTTATTTATACAAAGAAAACTTCTATTGAATATCTTTGTCATTATCAAATTCTCCCTGGGCATAGAGGAGAAGATGCATTCATTGGTGCTCAAAAATGTATTGAATGGTTATGGAAAAATACACCAGCATTAAAATTAACTGCAGAAGTTCCAACTAAATATAAAAATGTACTTGATTTTGGATTTAAACTTGGATTTGTAAAAGAAGGAATTAATAAATTTAGTTATCGCTCTGATAATAAAATCTACGATAAAATTCATTTAGGTTTAATTAAGGGTGAAGAACAATGGGTGCAGTAACTAATTTTATCGAAGATACAGTAGACTTCGTTAGTGATGTCGGTGAAGCCCTTGTTGATGCAGCTCAGGATATTGGTGAAGCTATTGTTGATGCTGGTTCTGATTTTCTTACTTTTATTTGGGAAGAAGTTTTTGTTGCTCCTATTGAAAAGATTTTTGCTTTATTCGGATATACAGGAGAAACAGTTTACTCCACAGAAGTATTCTCAAAAAAATTATTAGATAGAGATGTCGATGATAATTTAACTTTAGCTATAGTTAGAGCTATTCGTGCTGATGAAGATATTGTTCCGCATATACAATATGTATTAACTACAAATATTGTTAATTCTTTAAATTTATATATATCACAAGGTAAAGAAAATTATATTCATGGATTACCAACAGTATTAGGTGGATTTCAACAATTAAATAATGAAGCAATAGATGATGCTATTACTGATTATGAAGGTGGTGAGATTACTATTCTTACTGCTTTTAGAGAGATACCTCCAGATGAACATCAAGTTAAATGGTATCTTCAAGAAAATGAAAATTATACAGAAAATAATTCTCAATTATTTAAACCACCTGATCCTATTCCCTGGTTTTATGATGGATTCCATCTTGATATAAATGATGATTTTATTGTTGATCTACAACGAACTATTAATGCTGTTGGTATACAAAGTGCTGTATCAATTGATACTGGTTCCCATGATGGGTTAGCTAATGCAGCAGTATTAACTGATACAAGTAAAGTCTGGATAGTAAATAATTTTATTGGAGATCTTTTAGTAAATAATACTGATGGTAGTTCTGGAATAATTACTGCTAATACTATTAATACAATAACGGCTGTTTTATCTGGAGGAACAGAAGACGATTGGGATATTACAGATAGTTATTCTATATTTAAAAATAATGCAGCAATATTAACTGACTTAACAGAAACCTGGGTTGTTAATGAATGGTTAGGAGAAACTATTCAAAATACAACAGATGGAAGTGTTGGTATTGTCCTATCAAATACTGCAACAACTGTTACTGCAACATTATTAGGTGGTACAGATAATGATTGGGATATTGGAGATGGATAT